CTTGAGAGGCTTCCACCTAAGGACTTATCATGAACATGTTCAAAGAACTCGACTCTTACTTCCCTTGCGCCCCTAACAGGGCGTCTGGTGAAGTAGTATCGGTCTCCATCTCCACGTGGGGTCTATCGGAGCCTTTCGCGAATAGCGAAAGGGATGCCGTGATCTCACAAAAGAGAAAGGCCTGGTACGTCAACGCTTCTGTGAATGCATTTCATATGCATCGCAGCCTCGTCAAAGATGCTTCGAGTTTGATGAACTATCATGGTTTGTCCTCGACTCTGCAATCTCGGGCCAAGAAGTTGATCGCTGTCGCTGTTGCTTGCGCATATTGTGAAAACAATGTGCGTGACACTCAGTGCAACGAGTTCGCTCTTTGGTTCGACCTTACAGAGACTCTGTCGGTATCGCTTTGGATCCCCACTCGTAAGAGTTTGGCTCCGGAAAGTGACACGATAGAGTGGCGTGAAGTCACGATGAACGGTATCTTCGATCTTCCATGTGTAAACGTGGTCGATTCGTTGATCTGGGCATACGGACTTCGGAAGCTTACTCAAGAGTAAGAGGTTGGGTCTAGGGTTACTACTTATCCAGGGTAGTAATCCGTCTCTACCAGAAACTTTAGAAAGGTGTACATGAACTGGAACTTCTTCGCAGTATTGATCGCAGCTTTAGTGCTGTGCACTATTGCTGCTTTTGGTATTGCGACGCTTGTTGCAGTTCTGTGGCATTTTCTAGAGACCTTCTGGGAAGTCCGCCGAATAGTGGGAACTTGATGTCTAACAGAAAACGTAAACCCCGAAAGGGGCCGAGTCTACTGGCAACCTATAAACTCACGGAGGGTCACTTGATAAATGACTCTTACTCTAATGCAACAGGCGAATACCTGGGGCATCAAGAGTATCCGAGAGAATACTGGATGCAGACTGAAATCACTCACTCTCCCAGGGTGGCAGGTGACATGCACTCGCCAAAACCATGGGCCTACAGAATCTGGAGGCATAAATTGCTCACAGGGACTGGTCAGACCAACTATGGGACGTTTACTACTCGGTTCTCCGGGGCTACTTTCAGCCCCGGGGATCCGGTTAGTATACCTCTCCCGCAGTGGGATCGTGACGACCTGTACAATGATGCTCTCGAGAGACTGAATGAGAAAGTCCGGGGATCTCTTGATCTTTCAATAAGCCTCGCCGAAGCTGGCAGAACCGCTAAAATGGTTCGAGCCACGTCTAAGGTCGAGGAATACTTGAAGACCTTGAAATCCTTTGGGTCCGTCTCAAGGCTCAGTAGGCAAGCTGCTAACCGTTGGCTGGAATGGACTTACGGATGGAAGCCGCTTGTGAACGATCTTTATCAGGCCGCTGACGAAAGTCAGCGGTTTGTCCTAAATAAGATTGAACGCATTACGGCTTCCAAAAGTGAGAAGATTCCAGACCTGGATCGCGTCTATACAACGTTCGCCGGGAACAGTCTACCTTTGCACATTGTGTACAATGGAAAAACTGGGTACCGGATAACGATTTCATTGGAACATCCGACTTATGACATCGCGAGATGGACAAGTCTGAATCCTGTGAGTATAGCGTGGGAGTTACTTCCTTACTCTTTCGTGGTTGACTGGGTGTACGACGTAGGCCAATTCTTGAGAGCGACCGAAACAGGTTTCCTGTATGGTTTGCTTTTCAAGGAGGGCTTCGTGTCGCATCTCCAGGCTTTCATGGCAGAGGGGAAGGGCTCCATTACGAGCTCGTACGGTTTTGAAGAAGGCTCTTGCAGTCATGAGTTCAAACGTTTCGAGCGGCTGGTGTTACCCAGCTATCCATTCCCTCGCAAGCCTTCCCTGAAGGTTAGCTTGGGTTCGTCACGCCTTTTATCGGCCGCCGCATTGTTGAGGCAGCAGTTAAAAAGGTAACTTTGGAAATTGGACATTAATATGCCCGTAGCGGTGAACATCGTTCTCGCTGATGCACTGGGAACCCCAGTGAATCATACCTTCATCCCCCTTGGAAGGGACCCGAAGGGAGTCTTTTGGTTCGAGGATCAGAGCCAGGCCAACACAATTGGTTACTGGCGGATCTCTGTGGAGCAGAAACGCCCACAGATGGCCCAATCTGGTACTCAGTCGAAAGACCGAACCTATCGGACCACCATTGGGTTGCATGAGCCCGTACTCGAGACCGTGTCTAACAGCACGATTTCGGGTATTGCTCCTGCGCCCACGGTGGCTTACCTACCCCGTGTTTTCACGGAGTACGTGAGTCCCGAGCGTTCGTCCTTGTTGGATCGCAAGCACCTGCGAAAAATGAATGCCAATCTGCAAGCAGACGCAAACATCATCGCGGTGGTCGAGAACCAGCAACTGCTTTCCTAATCAGAAAGCAGGCTTACACTTATGAGTGATCATATTGAGCTTTCAGTGATGAAGGCTTTGTGTAAACGTGCGAATACTCAGTATTCCAGAACACTCCTGTCCCACCTTGTGAAAGGTGATCAGAAGCAACTTGTCTTGATCGACAAGCCGAGTGTTATCAGTTCGTCTCGTGAGTTTGCTGTTAATTACATGCTTTATTCCTTACTACGAAAGTGGACGGGTTTAGAGACAGGCATTGACACACGCTCCGCAGCGCTCAGTAGCTGGTTGGCTGCTGAGTCCAAATGTCGCGAGACCAATGGCAGGTTGACGAGACTCCTCTTCTGCTCCGAGCCGCAAGGCAACGAAAAGACTTTTCGTCGCATTAGTGCGATTAAGAGGAAAATTGAGGAAGTCTTAGGAAACCAGCCTAATTTTGTGAAGACATTTGAGAGCTGTAGGTGGAGCAATGGAGCAACTTTCGACATGCGTCGAGGTAGCACTATTGCACAAAAGATCAGCAGTGATAGGACTGTAACACGAGAAGCGCTTCCCCTTGCTATCGCGGTCTTAGAGGCGGATCCCCATTGGATTGAGGCCATAACTGGCTACTTTCCCGTGGGTCCTACCTCATTAATAAGACCGTGCAAGATAGTAAAAGGGAGTCGCTTTCTCACAGTACCCAAAGATGCTAAAACCGACCGCTGCATTGCAGCGGAACCTACGATGAACACGTTCATGCAGCAAGCTGTTGGACGTGAGATTCGGAGGCGGTTGAAGCGCTTTGGAGTCGACTTGGATGATCAATCCCTGAACCAAAACCTTGCCTTTGAGGCATTAGTTGAGGATCTGGCTACGCTCGACTTGAGCATGGCAAGCGATACAATATCGAAAGCTGTGATTTGGAACCTATTACCCCCCGCATGGGCTAATCTGCTGGAACAGCTCAGAAGTGCCTGGACGCGAGTAGATGGTAAGTGGGTATACCTAGAGAAGTTTTCTTCTATGGGCAACTCATTTACTTTCGAACTCGAGTCTTTGGTCTTCTGGGCTGTCGCAAAGGCTTCATGCGATGAGGTAGGGTTACCACAGGGCAAAGTCGGTGTTTATGGAGACGATCTAATCGTTCCCCAGGCCGCCGACGATGTACTCCGGGAGATGCTGGACCTTTTGGGCTTTACGGTGAATGCCGAGAAGTCTTTTGGGTCTGGCTCTGTCTTCTTCGAAAGTTGTGGTAAGCATTACCACAATTTAGAAGATGTTACCCCGGTGTACCAGAAAACCTTGATAAGGAGATCTGGACCTGAGCTAGTCCGTTTCCACAATCGCTTGTGGAGATGGGCAGCTAGAGACCGCGTAGGACGTGTTAAGCTAGTCGTTGACAGCCTAAACATGATCCGAAAATACGCCGAAACCATCATAACCAAAGGTGAACTTCCTTATCAACCTCCAATGGAGGGAGACTTTGGATTTATCATCGATAAGTATGATGACCGGCCGTATAAGCGGTCGTACGGTAGAAGGTACCGTGTATACCAATACACGGTGCCGCTGCAGATCGTCGACGACGACCTGCAAAATCTATCGTACTACTCGTACAGATTACGAGTATCTCACAGACTGACGGTGCCTTCTTTTCTGAATGGTCACCCAAAGGGCTATTACTCAAAGGAAGGTAAGGGATTCTATAGACTTAGTAATAAGTACATAGAGGACCCGGTACTGTAGTCCTGGGACGTCTCACGACGTTCCTATAAGCCCCGCCGCGCTTGTAAATGGCGGCGGGGTCACTGCCTGGCTTATCACCAGTTTG